CAATTACCTGAATATGTTCAGGATATTTCTTTGCAGGCATTGAAAATTCTTGAGTAAACTTATCAGATCGTAATCCTGCTACAGCATTCACAGCCTTAGAATACGTAAGATCAGTTACTATTGTGCGGTTGCCCACAGTTTCTAACAACTTTACATATTCTTGAGCAGCTTTAATAATAGCATCAATTCTGGTATCATCTTTCCAGTTACCTTGGTAATTTTGATACTTTACATGCTTTAATATTATATCACGTTCATTAGTCCATAGTGACAAATCTACGCCTAGGTTGCGTATTTCTTCTACGATACCGTCTACAATAGTTTTTACTGCATCGGTAACACTGATGTCTTGCTTGATAACATAAAACTTGCTATCAAATTCTTCTTTTGTCCCTGTCAACATTAAATCTACTAACGTACCAAAGATAAAGTAGTCCTCTTTAGACTCCTCATTGCGTTTTACCGCATTGAGGAAGTCTTGAGGATGGATCAATATCTTCTTCAGTGAACTTTGATTTAATGCGGGAATATCTCTATAATCCACACTCATCGTTTAATTGTTTTAAGTTCGTATACTAATTTTCTGTCTTTAAAATCTCTTACAGGTCTAAACTCATAACTAGTGCGTTGGATATACTCGATAGTATCATCTGGTAGTATCCCTTTCTTAATTAACACATCGTCTAATGATTTTAACCATACTAGTGCAAGATTTCCGATATCCCAGTTAGGCTTATAGTTTGCTAAAGGTGGTTTCCATGTAATTTGTCTTTTACCTGTTTGCTTACTGAGTACCATTTTTACACTGCCAAAGTTTATTGGTGCATATACAATCAATTTAGTTTCTACTGGTCCTTGGATAGTAAGATTCGGTGGAATGTGCTTCTCAATATATCCATGCATGGCGGCCACTAGAGCCGCCCGCGTGGAAAAATGTGCACTTGCGTGAATCTTATTATAACCAATCTTGACCCATAGTTTCTTGTTTTGAGGGATATGCGTGATAAATTCTGGAAATTCTAATTTAATTGCGCTTACCATATCTATTGTTTAATTCCAGCTAATTGTCGCTTCTTTCGTTTCTATTAATTCTTCGGTTGATTTATTCACTTCAGGCTCTTCTACTGTTGGTACAGGTACAAAATCTTCTTTGGCAGTCTTGACATAATTAGTATTCAAAAATGCTGCATAATCAGGATGTAGAGTAAAGGATTTAATCTGAATAACAGATCCTCCCATTGTAGAATAGTTTACTATCTCTGCTTCATATGCTGCAAAGCATTTTTCAATCATCTCAAGGGTTAACAATCCTTTTGTTTTAAGAATCTCTAACATAGTATTTACTGTGATATCCCAATTATAAGTTTGAGCACCGATTGATAAATAGCTTACTAAACTCTTAAAATTCACATGATTTCTAGATCTTTGATCAGATATTTTACGATTATAATCTTTGAACAATCTCAACAAATAAAAGATACTTTGCGAATAATTAGAGTTCGCCATAATCTCCATTGCCAATACATGATTGTCGCTATCAGAGCTTAAGAACATTTGACGTAATTGCTCAAATTCTGTTTCGCCAATTACCAGTGCATCATCGCCATTAAGATTTTCTAATAAATCCTTCTCATCACAAAGTGTAACATTTGGATCATTGAGACATTTATCTAACATCTCGATATAATTTTCATCGATTATATAATGCTCGTAAGAAAAGTTATTAGAGTTTAGCTTGTTGGCATCGCTGGTATATAGATTACGCAGTAAAGCTTGTTGATTACACGGAGTATTACCTATGAATAGGTTCCTACTAGTATAATCTACTTTGATATAATCATATTCTACATTTAGCAAAGCAATCTGTAATCTATCGATAATGTGTCTGTCTGTAGTTACAGTATCTGAGTATGCATATGCTTCAACCAGTTTTTTAGAAACAGCATAACAATGTGCACCATCAGAGATTTTACTGAAAGTTTTCTTGCCAATGAAAACTTTATCGGCATCTTCAGGAGATCGAACTACTTTAATTCCTGCATCTACAGATAGATTCTGCATCTTAATTCTAGGAATTACTGTGCCAGGCATTAAGAAATACTTCTCATATGGCGCTAGTGTATATGGAGTAGTTGTCAGATTTTTAGCGTCTTTCTCACGTACTACACCAATTGGTTCAATATCTAAAGAAATAATATCTCCCTTGTAATCTAGCTCTATATCGCTAATGCTAATAGACTTATAAAATATTTTACTCATAATTCTTAGTTTATAGCCATTTTCATGACCTCTTGGTTCATAATTAATTTGGTAAACTTCACTTTGTTACCGTTGATAATATCCTTAACTAAGCGATATTTTAAGTCTTCTGTAAACACATCAGCAGTACTCAATACAACTAGTCTATCTACCATATCTTGTGGGATAGAATGTTTAGTGCTAAAGTTTAAAGAGTAGTTTACTAGACGAGTTGCCAAGACACTGGCAATATCAGCACGATAATCATCTTCTTTACCAATAACATGGGTAAGAGTGTTTAATACATACTGAGTATCTTTTTCTAAGATATCTTTAGGGCTGATAATTCTATCTAGTTTATTGTTAATAAACATAGTAAACAAACTTGCAAAGTCTGCGCCTACAGAACCCTCACCGATCATTTGGATTAGTGGTAAGCTGCTGTCGAAGTCTTCGATAGAAGTAATAGCGTTGAAGAATGTAGTCACAGAACGAGGATTGATTCTCTGTGTAATACTTTCTGGGTGCATCAACAAGAAGTTAATACAACGACCGTCAATACCTGCAGTCTCTGCCCACTTAGCCCATACATCTACATCAAATTTAAGTTCTACAGAAATAAAACGAGTCTTTTGAGCTACGTCAAGACTAGTAACATTATAGTCACCGTTGTCAGGATTAGTAGTCAAGATAATATGCCAGTTTTTAGGAAGCTTCCAAGACACATATTCTTGGCGATCTAGCAATTCCATGGTTGCTTGAGTAAAACGTTGATCAGCACGAGTGTAGTCATCTAGAATCAAAATACCACCTTCACCTTTACCTTGAATCCATTCAGGAGCAGCATGAGACATTCTCTTGTCTACAACACGATAGCCTTTTTGGTTAGCTATTTCAATTTCTTGCTCAGTAATCCATAAAGTTTTACCTTCTGCATTCTTTACTTGATATTCTTTTACAGGAAAACCAACTAAGTCACCCAACTCTTCTAGCTGTGCCAAGTTTAGTTTCACTACTTGCATACCTAACTCTTGGCCTAACTGCATAATAGCAGAAGTCTTACCAAGACCAGCATCACCTTCAATGTTTACTGCTACAGGTACTTTACCTTGTGCTTGTATAGTTTGATTGTTTACAATCATGTGCTTAATAAAGCTCTTTAATTCTTCAACGTTTAGTTTTACTTGATTCATGTGTTAATTTTTAAAGTTCTAACTTGATTACTTTTCCAGGAAGGTCTTCGTTTTTATGCGACCTTTCTGATAACACCCATAAAATGGGTCCACGCGGTTTCATGCTTGTGTTACACTCTCCGTCGGTAAAATATACTAGACTAGTATATTGTTTAAGATTCTCATTGAAGTATTCTAATACAGGATCGAAATCTGTTCCTCCTCTTCCACCTACTTCTAAATCTAAAGTACCTTTATAAGGTTTAATACTTGTGATTTGCGTATCACATTGTACGATAGTGACGTCTACGCCTTGCTTGTAAATATGAAATATCTCATTCATAAATTCTTTCAGCTCTGAGTCACTTACTGATCCTGATGTATCAATAGCCAACAACATGTGTTGACGCATTTTGATTTTTAATCCAGGATTATCAGAAAACCTTCTGTTCTCTTTGCGTCGTACTTTTTTTGTATAGATTTTAGTACTGTTCCCAGCAAATCTACGGACATACTCTCGCCAGTTAAACTTAGGCTTCTCTATTGTTTCTACAATGATTTTACCCTGCATCTCACCAGGTACATTTCCTTGGCGCTTTTCTGTTTGCTCTTTTACTTCATTGAGAATACGCTGTACTTGCTTCTCAATAAGTTTTCTTTCTGCTTCTGGCAAATCTTCGAATTCATCCCAAGTATCATGGTTTGCAGGATCTTCTCCTAAATCCATTTTGTCACAATCTTTGTCAAAATTGGGACAACCTGATGTACCTTTCTGTTCTTTATCTTGCTTTGCTGCAAGTAGTTTAGAATAATAATATCTACTACCCTGTTTTGGTTCCAAATTTAATTCTGGATATTTATCTAGAGTTAAACCTCCTTCTGGTAACCAGTCTGGGTGTATATATTGATTAATTTCTAAGTCAAATGCAATATTGGCTAACCTCTTATCACTAAACGGAAACGTATTAGTAAGATGGTTAAAAGCAATATGCAAAAGCTCGTGTTTAAGTAATCCTAATTGGTGTTTGTCTCCAAGACTTTCCCAAAACTCAGGATTAATAGTAAGTTGGTAATTGATGTTGTTTTTGCTTACACATGCAGTCGGTACACGTTTAGAGTCCCATACTTTGTTTAGCATTAAAAGGAAAAAGCCGTAAAACGGCTCCTTCAACATCAATTCTTTACTAACTTTACTAAGCGATTCTGCTTTAGTCATAGCTAAATTTTTAAGTTGTTGAAATATTCTATTGCGAAATCCTTTCCTTTGGCTTTTACTAGATCACTAAAATCCTTTACGCCGTCAATCTTTGGCATAAAATAGTGTGGTATATGATACTTTTCTGTAAAACTTTCCGATAGTTTAATACCCGCAGGGTCATTATCAAAAATACATACTACTTTTTCAAACCTAGATTTATACTCGTCCATCACCGAGTCTTTCATTGTAACAGATTCAGATTGTAAGCCTATCGCAGATACACCTATACAATCGTGAATACTCATTACATCTTTAAGAGACTTGGTAATAATTAATAATTTACCCTGTTTAGGCAATTGTGTGTAGCCTTGGTGCACAGAATAATCAGCATTATTAATCCATTTCTTAATCTTTAATTCTAATGGCTGGTAAATCTTATAACTAGTCCTACCATCTTTAGTCTCTACATATGCATAAGCTAAATCACTTGATTTAACAGCACTATCGTTGTAGAAAATATGGCTAATAGGATACACGTTAAACTTCTCAAGAGTAATTCTGTGTATCCCAAATTGGGACCAATAGTTACGATCTTTAACCATCCAAGGTCTAGTTTTAATGCCTAGGTCTACCCTAGTTTTCTCTACTAATCTAGTAATGCCACTAAATACTTGTTTCGTAGAGTCTACATTAAAAGCACTAAGCTTCATATCAAATGCTATCTTGTGGATAGCGTCTTTATATCCTAAGCCAAACATTTTCATTACTAACACAACCACATCACCTGTGTCGTTAGTAGCAAAATCTTTAAACATTAAGATATCTCTGTTGATTTTATGAAAATACAGTGCAAAAGATGGTATATTATCCTCACGTAACGGACTATGATACACACCTAAAGAACTAATATCCTCATTTAAATAGAAGCTATATATGCTTTCTTGCGGTACTAGACTAAACAAGTCTTCCCTAGTAATCAGATTGTTAAATGCAATAGAATTTAGATTGATCTCGCCCATAATAAATAAAAGAGCGGGCCGTTAGTGACCCGCTCTGTAAATTTAGAGGATTTTTACCAATTATCGTTGTCGATAATAGAATCCGCAGATGATGTAGAGTTAACAGTTACACTGTCACGTTCAATACGCTGCATTGCGTCGATGTTACCAGCTTTCAAACGAGTCTCAGCTGCAGGAACACTCATGTTCTCTACAAATGGAACCCAAGAACGCGGTTGGATATAGTTCTTCACAGATTGAGTAGAACCATAGTTAGCAAATACACGGAATTTACCTGCGCTAGCAAGACCATCACGGATGATTTTCATACAGCCATCCAACATCTCTTTAGCAGAGTTGAAAGAAGGTAACTGATAAGTACCACCGTAAATAGAGTGAATAACGTGTTTCAACACGGTACCTTGTTTCTTAATTTGATCTTCTACACTAGCATATGCAGTTGCTTTCTCTACATACCAGAAAGAAGTATTACAAGCGCCACCGTTCTCGTCAGTAAACACAAGCTTGTACTCAGGAGAATTCTCCTTATCTTCTGGCTTACGTTTTACTACAGACATAGTAACATTCTCTGCTACACCTGCGTTACCGTTGTTAAAAATTGCTGAACCTTCTCTTGCGTCAAACGACGTGTCATTTAAATTAATCATTGTTGTTAAAAATTAAGGATAAAAAAATTAAAAATTAGTTAGTTGTGGATTACCAAACGTCTTCTTCAGTTGATACTTCAGACTCAGAAGCACGTACTTCAAACGGCTCTTCTTCTTTCTCTTCTTCTATTGCACCTGCAAGTTCAAAGCTTTCTACAGCTTCTTCTACTACTGGTTCTACGGCAGGAGCAGAGATATATTCTTCTTCTACTTCAGTAGCAACTTCAGTTGTTGGCATTGCAACACGAGTTAAAGTAAGTAGACCGTTAGATGCTACAATCTCTAAATCTGTTTCTTTAGTAATGTCAAGATCCAAGATTTTAGCGATGAAGTCATAAGTACGTTTGTCGCTAAGAGTACAAGTTTTTGTAAGTTTCAAACCTGCATCACCTGCTGCTTTACGAATAGCAATAATTGTACGATCAGTACTGAAGCCAAAAGAAACACGGTCTTCTCCGTTGATTCCTAATACATTCTGTGCAGCTTTGTTAAAGCTAAATTTACGACCAGCACCTGGCTTATCAATTGCTGACATAGTTACTACAGGAAAGTCATATTTCTCTGTTTTTCTTGTGCGTTGTGCGGGAACGCCGTCCCAAATTAAATTCTCCATTTTTAGGTGTTTTGTTTTATTATTAATTATTTTTTTAATCCTTTTGCAATTCCTTTAACTCCAAACATTTGAGCGGTTTCCAAACTCTCCATAGCAATTTGAAAACATCTTTCTTGTTCATATGCCTCATCGTGTTTGAGTTCAGAATCATAACCTTCTTGATTTAAAAAATCAATAGCATCTGCCATCATTCTTTTAAATTTTCCAATCTTATCATCCGCAGATGGATTAAAGTCAATGTGACATCTTTTTTCACCAAGTGTCATCGGTCTTGTCGACATTGCATTTTCTTCAGATGTCAACTGTCTTTCTTGTTTTTGTGTCGATTGTTCCATTTTAAAATCTGTTTATACGCTGAAATAACACATCAGCATAGTTCACCATAATTTGAGATTGCTCATTTAATAGATTTTGATCTTCTTGTTCTAAATCTTCGAATGTAGAAGTTTTAAAGAACGCGTGCAGTTTAGCTATCTTATCTAATAACTCAGCTCTTTCTTCTACTACTCTCTGTTGATGAGGCAGTAAACCAATTTTTTTTGCTTTGTTTTCCATTAATTTAATTTTAAATTGAATAATATTCACGAATTGTGTTGTTTACATCTACTAGATCATTGTCGATGAGGTCTTCATCAAACATTTCTAGCGGAGTTTTACAGGTATCATTACCCGACGACACTGTGCGGAACACGTGTCGATTTGGTTGTCCAGGTGTTTTAACAATCTCTGAGTAAAGTACGATAGTACTAAATGACTCAGGAACAAAACGCTCTAACATTTTGCCTTGTACACCAATACGCTCAGAAGAGAATCCTGAATCATCATAGTGAGTTTCTGGGTGAGCGATTAGATATACAATGATATCATCTCTCATCACATCATTCACAGTGTTGATTAGATCATACTGAGCCGCAGCCATTTTCGACCATTTGTCGAAACCTTTCTCTGCACGGAAACTTTGTGACATTACTGTATCAGTCATAATTCTTGACCATGTGTCAATTACTACAGTCTTCACATTAGGTAGAGTATTTACCTTCTGTAGAGTGCTGATGACGATGTTAATGTCTGAAGTCTTGCGATAGTTTCTTTTTTCTTCGCTATACTTAGCAGAGAAGTTCTTAAACGGCAAGGCTTTTTGGTCTGTATTAATGATTACAGTCTCATCGGGATTAAGATTTCTTAGAGAAGTCGATTTCCCCATACCTGATTTTCCCACCAGGAACACTAATTGTGCCATAAATAAATTATTGATTAGATTACTTAATAAAGATACGCAAAAAATCTAGATTATACAAGGGCTTGAACCACTTTAATGCCCACTACATCGTGATTGTGTCTTAGCCAATTTTTAGCTTTGTTGACATCTTCATCAGTGTGTTGTGGTTCTCTAAAAAGTTCAAACCTTCCTCCTTGTGGAGTAAGCTCTTCTTGATAAAATAGTATCCTTCTTGCTTCTTCTTTTGATTTTTCAGGATCATTAGATTTAATGCTACCTGCGATTCCGTCGGGTTTACCCCAGTCTTTAAAAGTTAGTTGCATATTACATACTTTGGATTTCTTCTTTTACTTGTTCTTGCTTTACTTTGCGTTTGTTGTAAAGTTCTCCACGTAAATGTGGATGCTCTTCTTGTACCTTACGACTAGCACGACTCACAGAATCTAGATAAGGTATAGTTCTAGTCTCCATATCCTTTAAGAATTCTTTAGCCGTTTTAGTGTCTACATTGTATCCCATTGCTAGTAAGTATCGATAATATAATCTTTCATTACTATCTCTTAATGCAGGGAAATCTGTGAGTTGTTTCTTAACCCACTCATATTTTTCTACTATCATGTTTAGGAATTTAATGAACGATAATAATCATCGATTTTACGTAGTTCTTCAGGCTTACCCATCATATCTTCAGCTTTTGGCAGTTGATAATAACCGCCGAACTCGCCTATAAACAGGAAGCTAGCCAAGAGATTTACGTCACCGTCACGATTCTTACAGATTTTGGCAAGTCTGTAACGGTTTTTGTACTTGGTAATGTCGTAGCCCAAACATTTATCTACGCCGTAATAAAACGGACTAGCAATGCCAATAGCAGTATTACAGTCTTCTGCTACGTTACCAGTGTTTTTGATATCACTCAACATAGGCATCCAACTGTCATTTTCTCTACGATCCATTTGCTCGGAGCTTCTGTTAATCTGAGAAATTACTACAGGGCTAAAGTTAAACATGTTTCTAAAGAACACTAGCGTTCTAGACGCTTTGTCGATAGCTTCCTTGAGGTCTTTGTAGTTGTTGTAGTTAATCAAACCAATATGGTCTATTACTACTAGAGTAATTAGACCAGGATTGTTAGGAATAAAGTCAACTATCAAACCTTCAGGACTCTTTACTACTTTCCCACGACTCTCCGCATAAGTAATTAAGTCCTTGTAAAGAAAATCTGGATTCAAAGAACTTCTAAAGTGTAAATACTTATCCTGTATCTCTTGCATTTGTTCTTGATATATATCAATTAATGCTTCGACTTCAGGACGTATTACTAAATTACCTCTAGACAGTATCTCATCTACCGATGTTAATACACCGTGGTTTCTCCATATCAAACTAGCAATATGCTTAGCAATTTGATGCTCAGGCGGAATCTCTAGAGAATAATAAATAATCTCAATATCGTGGATGTATCCAGGATTACTTTGTAGAAATTCTATTGCACCGTACACATAAGTGCTGTTAACAAACGCTGTTTTACCGACGCTGGTACCTGCAAAAATTAAATCATAACGACCTTGTTGGATGTTTTTTATTTGGTTACTTAAAGTAGTAAAGCCTTGGAAAGGTATACCAGTATTCAGACCGTGTTTACCACGTTCTATACTTTCTTTTAACCTATCCCAATATTTAATCTTAGTCATAATGATTATATAAAGTTTGTTATCATTTCGAAATAATAATCGTAGTAAGCTCTAAACTTAAACTCTATCATCTCTTTGTCGTCTGGTGCGGCATGCTTCAGTATTATTTCATAACTCCCTCCTTTCCTAAAATACTCGCTTACTATGTCAGATTCTGCTAATACAGTAGCCAACTTTTCAGCATTAATTGTTACCATCATATTGTTTAATTTTAAATTACAGAAGAATTCCAATCTTGTCCTTCAGCTCCAAATGGCTGAAGAAACTCTTCCCATTGTTCCCACAATGAGTTATTCATTACAGTCTCCATGTTAGGAAGATATTGTTGCTTACCTGTTTGTATCACTTTGGCTACGTATGCTTGAATACAAGCTATAGCATGTTCATGCTGTTCTTTTGTTTTAATACGTGCTAAGTATTTCTTTTCGTGTTTCAGGGCGACCTGTGAAGTGGGTCCCGCGCTCCTTAAAATACGGGACCCAACCTTGACAGGGTAGCAGTTATAAAACTCCCAGAAATTAACGTTGTCAACTCTTATGTGAAAGAGTTTTTCTACACTTTTATTACTAAGTGTGGTATCTCTAAATTTTCCTGATGCATCTAATATATACCCAGAATCTTTTAGACCGTGTCTTAGTTTTAAAGCGTAGTTAGCTCCAAACAACGTTAAAATACTATCAAAATCTTTGTGATACAGCAAATATAGTAAAACATATTCATCAGGAAGCAACGATTTTTTTGTTAGTTCTTTTACGTTTAGTACTATTTCCATCTGGTAAATCTTTTAGGTCTATATTTTTAATCTTACTAGCATCAAATCCTTGTAGTGCAGACAACATCCATACTTCATCTTGAGTGCCTTTTAAGTAAACAATATAGATAGTAGCTTTTTTACCACCTTCCATATTCATTACCCTCATAGCCTGTTGAATAGCAAGATTTTCTTCACTTTTAAGTTGATTAAATACTGCTACTTTTAAATCAGGAATAGTGACACCCATTGACACCATAGAAACTACGCTTAGCTTACTAATTTTGCCGTCTTTAAAGCGCTCTAATGCTGTTTTATCAGCTTTACTGTGGAAAGATTCATCACCTAATTGATCGGCTATCTCTTGGCGTCCAGAGAAAGAAATTGCTCTATCTTGTAGAGCTAGTATTCTTTTGGTTGCTTCGAGTTTAGTCTTAGAATTATAGATTACATCCAAGCGTTTAGACATCAAGAATCTCAAAGAGCTCCATTGTTGTCTAGCTTTTGCTTTCTGGTAAGAATCATTCCAATAAGTATAAGCTGCTAGTTCTGTTTGAGTAAAAGGTTTATCTGCATTACCTGCTTGTACATAGCTCAATGTATTATCTAAATCACAGCCGACACATATAATTTCGTAATCAGCCACAATTTGATCTTCAATAGCTTGCGATACAGTGTAAGTATATAATACCTCCTGTTTCAACATAGTTTGTAGCAAATACTCAGTATTGCCGTCTAAAGTACCTGTAATACTTAATATTCTAGTGCCCTTAGCTTGCTCTACAGTAAGCAAGCTAAGAACATTTAAATTATAAGCATGAACTTCGTCACATATAATTAAATTATATGCAGTTTTGTTCTTCTTTAAGCTATTACTCCACAAGAAATCAACAGAAATATTTTTTCTTAAACCCCAAATCTCAAATTCTTTCTTCCAACTTTCGAATATTTCTTTTCTTGGTGCAGTAATAAGTACTTTTAGATTAGCTTCTACTGTGTTTAGAGCATCAATTACTATCTTACTTTTACCTACACGCGGCGCTACTTCAATGATGCCTTTAAACTTATTAGCAATGATTGACTCCGTAGCCGTAGATTGCACTAACGTTCTCTTTTGCATATTTGTTAACGGGTTTTAAAGTAAACGGCCTCATAAAAGGCGTTGTGTTTGTAGTTACAGAGTCATACACTCTACCATCATACGTTACAGGATAAACTTTATCTTTTAGCCATTTAGCATGTAGATCTTTAATAGATCTAAGCACCGCAGGGTTAGAAGGATTTAACATAGCACGTTTTGCTACATTATATGTCATTCCAAAAGTTCTACCTATTTCTGAATAAGATAATCCTTTGTTGTACAACTTTTGCGCATAAATCCTACGTAACTCTAACATATACATGTTGTTTACATTACGTAATGGTTTAAAATAAGCTTCTAAAGTTTCTAATTCTTCGAATAATCTAATTTCTTGACGTAATTCGCGAATTCTTTCACGATAAGACATTGTGTTTAGTTTTATAGATACTGCCATAATTAGTTTAGTTTAGTGCTGCCAATGTGTTGTTATCATCGGATCAGCTTTTAGTTTAACAACTTTACAAAATACTTCACCTGCATCTTCCATGCATTGTTGTAGTTTGTTTTTCATTTCTTCAGCAAGTTCTTCTGGACACTCTACAATCCACTCGTCATGTACTACATTAGGCATTAAGACTTTAAATACTAAATCTTTTTCTAGTAAATACCTAAAGAAATACACACCTGCAAGCTTAGTAATGTCAGCACTGGAGCCTTGAATAGGATAATTTAACGACATACGCTCAATATCACCTTTCTTCATAAAATACTCACGTACTTTAGGCTTATAGATGTTTTTAAATTCATCAGACTCTAATTGCTTATGCTGTTTATAGTCATCCCAAAAGCCTTGAGTATTATAAATATCTTCATGTAGTCTTTTATAGTCTGTCCAAAACGGTATAAAGCATTTACGACGGCTGATAGGATTAAATTCTATATAACCCAGACTTAATGCTCGTTGTTTCTCTTGCTTAAAGTAGTTTGCTAATCCAGGAAAAGCTTTGAAATATTCTTGATATACTTTCTCACCTTCTTCCATAGAGATGTTTAGGTTTTGGGATATAGTAATCCCTGTACCGCCATAGTTAATAGCAAAACCTGCACCTTTAGCAATTTGTCTTTTCTCTTTGTGATTGTTTTTAATTTCATCTAGCGACAGCCCTGATAGCTCAGGGAAAATCTTTGATGCTACGAAACTATGCATATCACCAAGACCTTGTGAATAGAAATACAATAAGTCGGCATCCAAACTTTTGTTAGCAAGTACAATCTGCTCCTGACCACTATAGTCACTTACTATTAGCACATTGCCAGGCTGAGATTGAAAGCAACTACGAGTTCTTGAATCGCTCGGTATGTTTTGCATGTTAGGTGCCTGTGGTATGTTAGTTTTTTTATTAGCTTTTTGACCACTAGACAGCCTACCAGTATTCATAATCTGCGTAAAGTTGCTGTGTATTCTTTTAGTGACAGGGTTTATATAACTAAACCAGTTATCACCGTAAGTACTCACAACTTTTTGATGCTCAGTGTATTCTATATACACAGGAATGATAGGATGCTTCTTCTTTTGTGGGCCCAAAACTTTCTTATCAACAGAGTGTTTAAACAAACCAGTCTCTTTGTCTTTAGTTAATGTATCTACGCCTAAAGATTGCATAAACCCAATAACTTGTTTAGAAGATGACCAGTTAATTTTAGTAGACACACCTGCAGCAAATAGATCTAGCTGATTGTCTATATAATCAGCATATTGCTCAGGATTAGCCAGAATAAAATCATCTAGTTTCTTTTTAACAGCTTCAAGATCTTTCTTGTCTTCTTCGCATTTCTTAGCCCATGCTTGTGGATTCATATAAAAACCACAATACTCAATGTATGCTAATACTACAACAAACTCATTGTCAAGACTAGCAGCACGTGTTAAGTTATTCTCTTGCAATGCTACTTGTTGTTTTCTCATCACTTGATGAAGATACTTAACGTCATCAGCTGCATATTTAATAACTCTTGTAGACAAACCTTCACGATGAATATGACCACGCACAGTTTTGTCGAGTTCTATTTTGCAATATTTATATACTACTGCATCTAGTGATCTTCTAACAGTATCTATGCCAGTAGTCAAGATTCTCTCGATAAGAAAAGTATCAAAGATTTTAGTAGGAACAATTCCATAGTGAAATAAATATCTCAAGTCAAACTTGGCATTGTGCATGATCAAAACCTTGCGTTCTAATATGTCTTTGTACAATTTAGCATCAACAGTCGTGCAGTCTACTACATACTGTTTTTGCTCATCACCAAGCTGCATAGACAGCAAAGGTTTAGTGTAAGGGTCTAACCCCATAGTCTCGGTATCAAATCCGATAATATCTAATGTTTCAAGGTATTTTAGTGAATCTTCGACGGTCGCCAAAGAATAACCAGCAGAGTTAAACATACTCTGCTGGTTGGTAACCAAATAAATCATAAGTAGGAACTTATTAAGTTGATAATCAGTAAATTATTGTTGTACGGGAAAACTAAAAGCTAACTGTAAATATAAATAATTTACAATAATTATGCAACTGTCAAGAGGCTTGACTATTTAGTTTTCTTTTTATTTTGCACTTTATTAGCCAATAAAGTGTGGTATGCTTTTGCGCCTCTGTAAGAGCTAGAAGTCCACACTATACGAGGATAGTTAGGCACTGTTACATAAGACCAAAAGAAAAATAATACACGCTTTTTAATAGCGAATACATTTTCGTCTACTTGCACTACTTTGTACTTTGTCATATTGATAAATTTAGGGGTTTATTATTTGGTTTGTTTAAAGGTTTTGTTGTCAATTTTAAGCTCGTGCATAGTAGTTGTTCTGCGTATATGCTCCACAAAATAATCATCAATTGCTTTTTCTGTCTGCTCCTTCTCCATTTCTTTGGCTTTGTCAATCATCCATTCTTTGCGTTTAATATTGATATCAGGATATTGCATATCAATTTCATCAATTAACCATTCTACTGCTGTTTTCATTGTTGTTGTTTAGAGGTTTTTACGAATATTGTTTAGATTAAATAATATTACAATAAGCATTAATATTATAGCTATTGTCATTGTTCTTGTTGTTTATGAATAGGATTTTTACAATTGCCTTTGTGCGCTAAAGATGCGCCTCTATCATATTGAAGATAAAAATATTCACACCCCTCAAATTCATACACTTGAAGTTCACGGCCATATCCTTTACCAACAATATATTTTGTAGGTTTCGGGTGTACATTTGGCTCTTCACAAGATGCTAATACCATTAACACCATTGCACTTATTAAAATTTTTTTCATTGTTCTTGTTGTTTAAAGGTTTAAAATTTATTCTATTTATTATTCTAATAGAAACTTATAACATGCTATTTTCTTTAAGATGTATAGGGTAAGCATGATGATCCCTACATAAGTCAACCAAAACTTTGCTTCTTTTACCATTGTTTAGTTCTGATTAAATGCTCATAGTATCCTTTTTCACGAGGTGTTGCAGTCTTTTCCCAGTCTTTTACAAAGCTAATCTCATACTTTTCTACAACAGGTTTGTATGTAGCCTGGTCAACAAAAATGCTTACTAAAACACCTAATGTGATGCCTATAAATAATAGTTTAATCTTCTTCATAATGAGTAAAATATTAAAAATCCTACACTAATACCTGCAAGAAAATACAGGACATTCTCATAAGTTTTATTCATGATAAATAATTTAAAAAATGTAACGAATTGTGTTCCAAGGGATTATGCTATCGTGTAAAGTTATGAAATCTTTGATATACTTTGATTTTAAATCAAGCCTATATCGTATGTTTTCACCTCCATACTGAGAGTTTTTAGTCTCTTGGTTCTCAGGAGTCCATAGTAAATCTTCACCTAGTATATTATTTATAAGATTGTGAATGTGTTTAGATTTATTGTGAGTTAGAAAGATTACTTCAGCTTTTACTTGCTCTTTGTAATCTATATAATTCTCCAACATCTCAAACAATTCAGCATAGTCTTCTAAATAACCAGGATATACTACTACAGGACTAAAGTTAACATGTACATCGTACCCTGCTTCTATAAATGCATCAATAGCTTTGATTCTATCGATGATTAAACTAGTGTTCGGTTCTAATATACTTGATATCTTTTGTGGCATCAGGCTAAATCTAATTCTTACTTTACGTTCAGGATTATACTCTAGAAAGTCAAGTGGAATTATTTTAGTCGCAAGTGTAGCTTTTGCAATAGGATGCGTGCGGAAGAATTCAAATATTCTCTGCCAATTGTGATACTTGGCATGGAGCGCAAAGTCCTCATTGCATGCAATATCATAGGTAATAAAATGTTCATCTGTTTGATTAGGTTTAGGAACATCAGCATAAAAGAATGCATGATTGTTAATCTCAGTTAAGATATCACCTGTGTTTTTAGCAATATCAACTCCTTTTGGTTTATGACGCTTCATGTAGCAGTAGCCACATTCTAATAAGCAGCCAAAACCAAAAGAAGGAGATATATAATCACTTGACCTACCTGATTCTCTGATTTTAAAGGTCTTTCTTATGACCTCTTTCTTTAAAACAGGCTTCATAGTTTAATTATAAGCATCACAAAGACCGTGATGTTTGTGTTTTTCTGCTTTAACTTTTGGATAATGTGTCTTGTATGCATCACAATCCTTGTATTTTACTGTTTTACAAGATGCTAAGAGTACTAATACTCCGATAAATAATAACTTTTTCATTTTAAAGATTCAATTAGTTCAACAATTTGTAATTTGCTAGCCATGCCTACATGTCTATGTAATACTTCATCGTTTTTGATAAAGATTATTGTAGGAATGCTTCTTACTTTATATTCTACAGCAAGATCTTTGTTAGCATCAACATCTATTTTTTGAATATCTACATCAGTGTGTTCTAATGTAAGTTCATCAATAATAGGGCTTAGTTTTTTACATGGCCCACACCACTCGGCACTAAAGTCTAGTACTTTTAACATAATTTCTATTTTAAAGGGTTAATAAAATGCTCGTCTTTCCGAGCTGTCAGCGTTCTATTAGAAATAAGGAAGTTAGTGCGCCTATACCTTTTGTAGTGAGGGAGGACTCGAACCTTAAAGCAACCATATAGGACTCGGCAACCACGCCTCATTACGCCACCTCACTATTTGTAGCCAGGAGGGAGTCGAACCCTGTAGGAAATCAAGTTAACTATAAGATATATCATCCAAAAAAGAATTCGTTAACTCAACTGTGCACCCCGTGCCACCTGACTATCCTACTGCTTATATGAATATAAAGCCGTAATTAGTAAAGTATTCTTGACGTCTAGATTCGAGTTCATAATCTTCTCGAATAATAACTTCTTCATACTTGTATGCTCTCTCGTAATTATCTACATCTTCCTCTAAACACATTACACCGAAGTGCTTTGTGACCAACTCTGCTCGCTCTTTATTTGTCCTAGGTTTATGGTCCAGCTCTATTGTATTTAAATACAGTCCAAGCTCATCCATTCGTACACGTTTAATTTTAGATTGTTTAGTCTTCATGGCGATGAGGTTTAAATAATAAAAAAGGGGTATGCGTTAACATACCCCCTGTTTACAAACTAACTCTAGATTAGTTTAATGCAGACGCGATTGCATCATTAGCTTGCGCTGTTTCTAAACGCGTAGTACCTTCAAGAATAACATGTTTTGCTTCACCTGTTACTACAAGTGTGCGTACATAAATGTACATACCATTGTGTAAGATAAAGTCGCCATCTTTGCCAGCACGCTTAGCACGTGTTTCAAAGTTAGCTACATCATATTCTGTACCTTTTGTAGTTTCTACAATCTGAATGTTCAATGGCATATCAGGAGCACCAGCAAGACGTGGATCTTCTTGGTTGATAACAAGTTCTTCACCTTCAGCAAGATTAGTTACATCAATGCCAAACTGTGCAGTAATATCTGATTTCTCACCAGACAACCATGCAAAGCGAGGCTTAGACTGATTGAAACGATCATCAGATGCATTAAGCAATCCAAGAATGTTATTTGATGATTTACCAGTGTTCACTACTTGTGAGAAAGTAAGTTGTACTTTGTTACCTTTTACTCCTTTTGCAGATTCTAAAACGATTTTGTTCATGATAATTGTTTTTAATAGATAAATAAATAATAGTTTGTGTTCTAGATCAGGCTTATAAAGCCTATACATCACAACCGAACATGCTGTGATGGTCCCTATCAAAGTTTTTGTGACGATGCGCTTTGATGGTGGGTTATTAAATAAAAGAATGATGCTTAAATTAGAAAACCCCCATAGTGCTATACTATGAGGGCTTTCAACCTTTAAAACTTAGTTACTATGCAGTGAACCAACACTGCATAGCTATTAATTAGGATATTTATCTACATATTCATATGCTTGTAAAGCAATGCATAGTTGATCAGTATCTTTAAATTCAGTTAAACGGGTGACTTCGTATTTAGTCGGGTCAGCCTGTTTATGAGAGAGTTTAGAATAGTAGTAGAATAAGAGCACATCTTCAGCATTCTCATTGCTATACGTTCTTACTCTGAAAGTATAAGAGTTATTAATCTTTACTTTAACAGAGTATACCACAAGTGTGTCATCAAAACTCATTAGTTCTATTTCTTTTACTATATAAAAATAGTAAAGTCTCGTATACAAAGAACAGTCCAGCCAAGATATTAAATACCAAGATCAGATAAGAACTATTGTATTCTTTTGCAGTCATGCCAAAAGACAAGAACAGTGCAAGCCATAAACTCTTGTTGAGTATAATTAAATACAGACAAGGTAATAACAAAGCAACAAGTGCTTTAGTAGGTCGGTTAAGTGTTTTAAGGTATTTCATAGTGTTAAATTTAAGACAAGTTATAGCATAATCAGGGTAAGTGTTACTTCTCACCCTGATATACAACAATTCCCGATATAGTACCAAGCAAGCACAGGCCAACCAATAACCAGCCCAGATGATCGCTGAAATATTGGTTACTGAGTGCAAGGTATGTAGTTGTTAGTAAGAGTACAATCATTACTATAACTAAAAATAAAGCTTCTTTCTTCATGTTATTGAGCTATTAATAAAAAAACAAAGTATCCTAAGATTACTGCTACTATTATAATGTGTATCATATTAATCTTCTTTGTAAGCATCATGCCATTCAGCAGCAAACCATACTGTTATACATAATACTAGTGATTGAATAATCCATGTAAATGGGTTTGTGTAAGATGCTGTATTAAAGACATTTCCCATTGTTATTAATCCCTCAAAGAATAGAACACATAATAATGTAGTAGCTAGTCTTCCAATAAGTTTAATTGTATTCATTTTGTTTAGTTTTAAAGGTGAATAAAATAGTGTTGACTTTCAGATCTTCTCAGTCCCGCAATATAAACGGACAATCTTTTTGTTTCCATAACAATTCGGGTAACTCACATCCCTAGGTCGGTTGGTACTAAGAGTCATAATTGTACCTGGTTAAATATGCATGCCTCTTTCATGGTCACATGCTCCCAATAATCCCTCTGCACTCAGTTGTAATACTTCATAGCCTATAGACCACAAATAAATTGTGTACGGAATAATTCTTACATACTTCATATTACAACTGCTCACCCTTGGGAAGTGAGTTGTGGTGCATTACAAAAGACTAAAAGTTGTAGAGAGAATGTACCAATATCTCTACCTTTCCAAACTATACGATACATTTCTTCTAACAACCTCACATGTATCCCTACATGCTACAAAGAAAGCTTTTAGTCTTGGTGGATGGTTTTACGTACTCTCACAAGGTTGCAACCCTTGAATGTAATAGCCTCTACATACTACTATACTTCGTATGTTACTATTATGGTATGATATCCACACGCTCAGCATTACTGATTGTGTTTACCTGCTTGGATGAGAGTAATAAAGAAACAGTTGTGTTTATTGCGAGAGGACTCTTGTCCTCTGTTCTTGGATAGTATTCATTACAGACCCTTTGGCCTTTAGAATACATCCTCACCCAGTTCAGGGATACCATAAAGACAAGCATTCATCTTTAAGTACTCACAACTGTTTCTATGTGTGTAGCTCATTTGTAATGAGACCTATATCCTGTGTTAACTATGGTATATAGGATTTAAAGTAAACATAGCCCTAGTTATAGAGCTATGCTTATCACGCATGTTACTATGCGTTAGTGTTTACTACCCACTCGAGGATAGTAATAACACCGTCTACTATGATGTATGTGTCCATAGGTAGAAGATTAAGGGGTTAGTACTAATTAAGCGATAAACTTAACATATGAGGGTTGTATTTAGGGTATTAAGAATAACCAATAACCCCCCGAAGGGGGTTGGTAGTACTTAATACGCGAACAACACACGACGACCAGCATCGTAGGTAGTACCGTTGAACTCGAACTCGCGTGTTGATTCGAATTCACCCATATTCCACTCACGGTCAGACGCAGTGGTGAAGCCGTCCTCGAGTATCTTGCTACGGATACGGACGTAGTAACCGTCGAACAGGAACGTGCTGTCGTCGATTACGGTGATTCCCTCGTCATTAGCACGGAAGGTTCCGATAACGTTGACGAGAGAGAAGAGTGGCGTACCGTATTGGGTTACGCCAGAAGAGATGAGTGCTTGATTCAGTGCCATGGTTATAAGTTTTAAAGGCGTGAGACGAATCGACCGCAGGACTTTCCTACGGACAGGGGGGATAGTTTCCCCGCCCCAAATTTAGTGGGGGTTCACGGTTTAGGTGGTAACCACTATTGTCTCTCTTTAGACTTTTCCTACAGGGGGGGTCTATTTTTTAAACCACTGGTGTACTATTTTAAGGCCATACCCTGAAAATTTTTTTGTTATGTAAGGCTATACCCTTAACTACTGAAAGAAGGATCCCAAATAATATCAAGCGTGAAATCACAAAAAATCTTCTATATCCCTTACTGCTTATACGCTACAGACGATTTATACGAGTCCCCTAAAAGGGACTTATAGGGGGTTAAAAGTCCCCTAAAAGGGACAAATAGTCGTTGTATTATAAAAAAATTATAGTAACTTTACCCCATGGGAAACAAAATCACACAACCTAGACTAAAGAAAAATGTAGACTTTGATCTAGAAACTTATGTTAATACTGAGACAGGAGAATTACTAAGCTCTGCACTTGGCAAAGACAAACTATCTGTTAGCGTTACAGAGAAGGGTGACTACGTTGTTATGAGTTCTGATGACTATGTAGTACTCGACAGTGAAACAGTAAGGTTCTTGTCTAATGAACTTTCTCGTTCTGAGCTTAGCAACGTACTGCTTATGGCTACTGATCTTAAAACTCCTCTCAATCTTGTGTACAACGGACCACAGCCTCACAGTAATGAGTCACTTCAATCTTTCTTAGGTTACTCATCGAGAGATAAGTTCTTTAAGCTGCTCAAGAAACTAATGGAGCTTGGTGTGCTTTATCAGATCAAAGGTAGGATCTCAGGAGAACTACGCGTTGTATATATGTTAAATCCTTACATAGCTCGTAAACGTAAGACGATAGACAATACTGTCTTTAATGTCTTTCAGCCTTTTATAAAATAATTACAATAAATTATAGAATATCTTTTGTTATTCTAAATTATTTATATATTTGTGGCATGATACTGGTTTATCTTGACACAAAGGACAGCATTTTGCTTAAAGCAAATGACACCAGCTTTCATGCGTTATATCATATTATACAGCAGACAGACTTATACTCTAATGTATGGTACGCGGATAACTTTAATAAGAACCTCATCGTTGAGGAACTGAACGTATCCTTGCCTGCTCTTGAAAAGATGATAGCGTCATTAAGAGAGCGAGGATTGTTAATTAAATTACAGAGAGGGAAGTATAAGCTTCCTGATTATTTCTTGGACTGCTGATGGAGATTGGAGAATTAAAATCTAATAGTCTAGAAGAGCTTTTTAAAAGAGAGGCTGCCCTGGTAGAGAAGTTTAATAATTACTGTAGACAGCACAGTAAGAATTTATCTACGGAGTTTACAATCAACTCTACATCTGCTGGGGCAACTAGTTTTAGTTTAAAATTTAAAATAGAAAATACAAATGGGAACAACGGAGAAACTACAGGTGATTAAAGAAGTACTGGCAAATACTTTTATGCTAGCTACTAATCGCGCACAACAATACGGCTTACAGTTTAGCTACAAATCTTATCCTCAAGATGTAGAAGCTACAGAAGATAATGAGGCTTTTAAGGCCTGGCATGTAGATATCCTAGTTAAGGAGCCTGCTTACCCTGAAGTTATCATCCAACAATTTAGATACCCACGTCCTGCTGGCATCGATGCTAAAAACATGGAGTACCATGTGTTAGTAGAAGTACTTGCAGCATTCACGGAGACTTCTGTGTTTACCTGGCTTCAAGTTGGAAAGATGATGAACACGGACGAAGAATTACAAAAACAAATTATCAATGAAGCAACGCAAAGTAATTTCACTACCGACGAACCAAAACAAGATCTATAAGCAGATCCTTGCGTTTATGAACTTCATGCTAAACCTTACGCCACAAGAGCGTGATGTTTTAGCTGAAATCATTAGACTAGATAACGAATACGCCGCGCTTCCAGAAGAAAAACGTGCTAAATTTATCTTGTCTACTGACATGCGTAAAGAGATGAGAGAGCTTGTTAAGATAGAAGAGAAACAGTTTAATGTTATTATCTCTAGACTTAAGAAGAAGCTCTTGTTTAACAAGCCGCTGATAGATGATAACAATCTTCTTCACCAAGAACTTAGATACAAACCTGATCAAGACGGCTTTCGCATTGAGGTAAACCTCGTAATGACAGAAACCCCTTCTATACCTACTACTGATCCTGAAAAGTCTTTCACAGAGACACTCGGAGAAGCTATGGTTGAACAGGTAGAACAAGATACTAAAGTGCTAGAAGATATGGTGTGGGGCGGAGATCCTGCACCACCTACAGAGTATCAACACGATGCATCCAAAGCTCCTGTGATTGAGGAGGAAAAATTTGATTTTAGTATTAGTCCGCCTGATGAAGAATAGTAGACAGCGAGAAATACTGGTGAAACTGGCCCATCGCCATGGCCTCACTATAGCTCAAGCAGAAGAGATTTGGAGCTCACTTGGCTCTGCTGTAGCTGCTGCTATTAGTGATGACCACCGTGATCCAGAGACTACTAAATTTGTAGTTGAAAAGTTTCCTGTAATACACATAGAACATTTCGGTAAATTTATACCTAACAAAAAAAGAATCAACTATGCAAACTATTGCATAACTAAAAAGAAACAAGATGAAGCTTAATATCACATTACCTATAATCCCGTTTCCTAAAGAAAACGATGAGGATCTAAACCCAGAAGTGTTAATCTCTGAAGAGGTAGATCTAAACAATCCTGATCCAGAGCCTACAACGTTTTATACTATAGATGCTATCTCTCCGTTTAGAACACCTTACGGAGATTACACTATTGTACACTCTGGCGGACAAGAGTTTTTGTGTATTAATAGCTATGAGAATCTATGGGATAAGCTTAACATTATTTATCAGGCAGGCAAATAATGAAAGCAATCCACGACTTTAGTTTTTGGGATACTCATCCTGAACTAGTAATGCTAGATAGTTTTAACGAGTTGCACTATCGTGACAACAGTAAAAACAAAATGGAGAGCTCACGTAAAATGTGGGCTATCTACTATGCATATAACCCAGAGTCTAAGTTCTTCAACATACCTAACAAACTACAGGTCTTAGCTAAAGACTTTCTTAAGGACCCAGAGTTTAACTGGGATACTTTACGCAGCCAAGTGTTTACTTACAAAGAGTTAGTACTCACGCCTGCTGAGCGTGGTCTCGTAAACTGGACAGAAATCATGAATGTTAGAGATGAGTCTTTAAAGAACATGTATAAAGATGCTATCCTAGAGAGAAATCTTAAGGAGTTAGTAGAACTAGATAAGATGTTAGCTAACACTGCTAAGCTTTTCCAAGACTACAAGAAGATTAAACAAGAATACGACGAGGATAAGGTAACACGTAAGGGCAAAGCTATTGCTTCACTAACAGATTCAGGAGAAATTTAAGATGATAAACAACTCTAACTTTAGGATTAAAGAGATTCCTAACTTTCACCCAGAGTTAGAATACTATGATCGTGTAGCTTTCTGGAGAGAAGAGAAACGTAAGTGTATAGAAGGCTACTGGGTCGGCGGAAAGTGGATGCCTGGTCCCTTATACTACTACGTCAACTTCCACAACATTCAGTTTGAGGACGATACATCAGTTTCCCAGGCCTTTGGTCTACCGTTTCTGCGCGACATCGACTGGGAGTTGTTCCTGATCTACGAAGAATGCCGTGGATTTTCTGGTTTTGCTGACGACACACAGTTTACATGCGACAGAAAATACGGTCCTGAAAAAGATATGGCGATTAGACTACAGCGTATCACAGAAGCTGAAGCTAATTCTAAAACTTACATCCCTGCAAGAGAATACTTACGCAGAATACACCCAAAAAACCTAGGCAAACCGCTGTATCGTAACTCTGCACAGCATTTGATCAGTATCCAGGCTCGTGGTTCGGGTAAATCCTACTCTTCGTCAGGTATTGCTGCCCATAACTTCCTGTTTGATGGAGCAACAGACTACGATGACTACTTAGAGCGTAGAAAAATCAAGCAATATCTAGCATCCGATACAATCATTGGGGCCATCGACACTAAGTATACCGTACCTTTGATGAAGAAGATCCAGACTGCCATGACTTTACTGCCAGGTAGCTTTGAGATGGGAGACGATAAGTACCCATCGCCACTAGCCATCACATATACAGGTTCACTGATGCCTAACCGTGAAGGTACAACCAGCACTGGTTCTGTATTACGCCACAGATCCTTCAAAGATAACCCACTTGCTGCCAACGGTACACGTCCTAACCTCTGTATTCTTGATGAGGTAGGTTTCATGTACAACCTTAAAGAATCTTGGGGTGCGATTGAAGCAACGCAAGCATCAAAGGCTAAGAAGAGTTTAGTTATCTGGGCCTTAGGAACAGGTGGTCTCGTATCTGGTAGAGCAGCACTCTATGCGGAGTCAGTATTTCGTAATCCACAAGATTACAACTGCTTGATCTTTGAAGATATCTTTGAGAACCGTGGCAACATCGGTTACTTTGTACCGTACAGACTTACACTCAACGAGTTTAAAAAGACAGAGAATCTAGTTACAGATTTAGACCTGGCTAAACTTTACATAGAAGATAAACGCTCTACTGCTAAAAAATCGCCAGACCCTACTGTATATCAGACAGAAATCATCAACGGTCCTGAAGTACCGTCCGAAGCATTCTTGGTACTAGAAGGCGCTTTCTTCCCTACACTACTGCTCAAAGAACAACTCGCAGAGGTTGAAGGAGGTAAATACAAGAAATACCAAGAAGCAAGTTTTAAGGGCCACATCAGTTTTAACGACAAGAACGAACCAGAGTTTTACACTGAGCAAGATGCTACTCCTATTAGAAAGTATCCTCTCAGCAAAAACGATGACAAACGTGGTTGTATAGAAATCTGGGTTAAACCACAAAAAAGTCCTGACGGGATTATACCGCGTGGTACATACATAGCAGGGATTGACGTCGTCGATAAAGACAAGTCTACGACAGACTCACTTCCTTGTATATTAATCATGAATAGACTTACACGACAAATAGTAGCAGAATACACAGGCCGTACAGGTGAGGCTAAGGACTTCTACGAAACATGTCGTAAGCTATTGTTATACTACAACGCTGTGGGTATGTACGAGAAAAACCTCATTGGTCTTTATAACTACTTTGATCAGATGAAGTGTACATATCTCCTAGCAGAGACACCTTATCAGTTACGATCTACAGATACTTATAAAGCAGGTACTAACACATCTAAAGGTATTAACGCATCTGGAGCAATTAACTCAGAAGGACGTAACATGATTAAATCATGGCTACAAGAAAGAATATCTACTGTGTCAGAGACCAGAGTTTATGAGACTATTTACTCTTCTGGTATCATTACAGAGTTAATTATGTGGAACCCTGATGGAAACTTCGATAGGGTTTCTGCGTTAATCATGTTAATGTGGTTAGATTCCACAATGTATAAAGAAGTAACTCAACGCGTAGAAGAAGTTAAAACTTTCTTAGATAACCCTTACTTCGAACAGATGGGTCTAATAAAAAAGAAAATACCTACTACATTTGATTCAAATTTTTATTCATAGATTTGTATCTTAGTTAAAAAATTATTATGAGCTCACCTGTTAAGATTCAAGGATACATTAGTTTTCCCCGCCAGAAGTTGTCTGATAAAGAGAAGAATGACCACTGGTATAAAAAGAACATGGACTTTGCCGAGCACTTGCTCACGTCTGATGTTAACCTACGATCTAACTTCAAAAACAAGAAGGTAAACTATAATCTTAGAGCTAACATAATTAATAATAAAGACTTTGAAAAGTTTATCAACCCTGATAACTTAGATCTAGAATCTCTACCAGCAAGCTTTCAACATATCGGTATTGAGAATACAAAGATTAACTTACTCTTAGGTGAATACTCTCAAAGACGTAAAGAGTTTAAAGCTTATATTTCTTCTAATGATTCTGAAGCTATAGGACGAAAAGAATCTGCGCTAATGGATGAGCTCAAAAAAATCACTAGCGAGATGATCATGAGTACTTCGCTTACTGACGAAGAAATACAAAAGAGACTTAAGCAGTTTGAACACTATCGTACTTACGAGTTCCAAGATATTGCAGAAATAGTAGCTAACAAGATTCTTAAGAAAGAATACAAAGAAGGTGACTTTGACTTTACCTTCTTGCGTACTTTTGAAGATTTGCTTACCAGCGGTGAGGAGATTATGTATTGCGGAGTACTTGGCGGTAATCCTGTAATGCGTAGAGTAAATCCTATGAACCTCTACACAATGGGAGGTAACTCAATGTTTATTGAGGATGCTGATATCATTGTGGAATATGGCTACAAATCTGTAGGACAAGTAATCGATGATTACTGGGATACTCTTAAACCAGAAGACATTGACTTCCTTGAAAACGGTAAGGTAGATGCATCGCTTGGATCAGGCGGTGGTATCGGTCTAAACCGTGATATCTCTGTGTATGATTATTACGGAGATCAAGGAGCATTAAACATATTCCATCCTAACGAGATGGGTGTACGTACATTTGCAGGAGCATTTGATACGTATGGTAACGTCCGCGTACTTAAAGTATGTTGGAGATCAAGACGTAAAATTGGAGAATTAACATATTTTGATGAAGAAGGCCAAGAGCAAAAAGACTACGTTCCTGAAGACTACAAACCTAAAAAAGAATTAGGCGAGACAGTTAAGTGGATCTGGGTCAATGAGTGGATGGAAGGTACTAAGATTGCCGATCACATCTACACATTAATGCGCCCTGTGCCTTATGCATCTAAATCTTTAGTAAACAAATCTAAAGGTACCCCTCCGTATGTAGGGTCTGTTAACTCTACCAATGATTACAAAGTCCAATCTCTCATGGACGTGATGAAGCCTCTTGCTTATTCTTATGACATCGCATACTACAAACGCGAACTAGAGATCGCTACATACAAGGGGTCCTTTACTGCTATCAACTCGTCGCTTATTCCGTCAGGTTGGGATCCTAAAGAATGGATGCGCTACGTTACTATTAACAAGTTCGCATGGTTGGATCCTACTAACGAGATTCTCAAAGGCCCATCACAGGGTAAATCTGCAGGTGCCTTCAATCAACTTACTGCTCAACAGATTCAAATGGGCGACCCTAACGCTATCGGCATGTACACTAACCTACTGCTTGATATCGAGAATACACTTGGAAAATTAGCAGGTGTATCGGGCGCGCGTGAAGGACAAGTACAAGAGCGTGCAGCAGTATCTAACGTTAACCAAGAAGTTACACAGATATCACACATCACTGAAAAGTGGTTTGCTATTGATGCTAACTTCCGCAAACGCGTACTTACTAAATTCTTAGAGTGTTGTAAGTTTGCTTATAAATCAAATCCTAAGAAGGGACAATTCTTGTTAGACGATATGGGCCAAGAGTTTGTATCACGCTTTGACGAGTTTGTTTCTACAGATTACGATCTACACGTATCTAACTCTACTAACGATACAAAACTATACGAAGATCTACGTGCACTGTCACAAGCAGCTATCCAAAATGGCCAAGCTACTATCTCAGATCTTATTGCTATTTCTCAATCTGAATCTGTACAAGATATCGCTAGACGTCTTCAAGACTCTGCTACTAAGATTCAAGAAGAGAATCGTAAGATGGAAGAAGAGAAACTTAAACAAGCACAACAAGCTGCCGAGATGGATAACCAAGCTAAGCAGGCGCTTCTTGACTTCGAACTTAAACGTCATAATGATGTGGTTAACATCGAGCGTGAGAAGATGGCAACTAACTTAGAGATTGCTAAAATCAAAGAGATGGGTGCTGATGTTCGTGATGCTAGAGCTAACAACTTAGAACAAGATCGTGTAGATACTGATAAGAACGGCATTGACGATTACTTAGATATGCGACGCACAGATATCGACGAGAACTACAAGATTAATCAAATACGATTAAAAGAAGAAGAACTCGCAGAAAAGACTCGTGCTAATCTAGTAGCAGAAGACTTAAAGCTAAAAGAACTTAAGATTAAAAAACAAAACCCTACGTCAAGTAAATAAAAAGCTATAGGGCTATAGAACCTCAAATAAAGATTTATAGCCCTATTTATAAAAATAATTTTAATATTGTAACCAATTAACGACAGCAAAATGGAGAATAACGAATTGTTTGAAGGGCTACAGATAATGTCGCCTGAAGAATTAAACAAGGCTGTAAGCCAAGAAAGCGGAGAAGAAAACATTCCTGCAGGTTCAGAAAGTACTGAAGAGCCTGCATCCTTATTCGAACCAGTAACACCAGAAACAGGAGAAGGTGCTGGAGAAAATAAAGTAGTAGCAGAGAAAACCGAGAAGACTGAAACTACAGAACCTCTTACTAAGAACGAAGCAGTGTACAAAGCGCTGATGAAGGAATTAGTAAACTCAGGAGTTCTAACAGTAGAAGAAGTAGAACAACTCGATGAGTTACCTGGTACTTTAGATACGATCAAGGAGCTAGTATCTAAAACAGTTGAAACAGGAGTTAAACAAACTCAAGAAAACTGGAAGAAATCCCTTGATCCAACTAAAAAGCGCTTCTTGGAAATTGAAGACGCTTTTGACGCAACTGATCAAGCCATATTGATGGCACAACGATTAGAGTTCTTTGATAGTGTTAAAGCTGAGGATGTGCAAGCAGATGTGAATCTCCAAAAACAGATTTACTTTGAATTGCTCAAGTCTAAAAACTTTTCTGATCAAGATGCTATAGAAGCTATTAATGATGCAGAGCAAATGAATAAGCTACAAGAGAAATCTTTGAAAGCTATTCCTGAACTTCGCAAACAAGCTAATGAAGTAGTAGAAAGCGCTAGATTAGAAAAAGAGACTAAAACAAAAGCTGAGATAGAAGCACAGACAAAAATGTTTGATAGTCTAGTACAAAACATTGAGTCTCGTGAAGCTTTTATCGATGGTTTAAACCTCAACAAAGTAGCAAAAGATAAACTGAAGGCTAATATCATGACTCCTGTTCATAAAGATCCTGAAACAGGTGTTGAGTATAACAGCTTGATGTACAAACAAAAACGTAACCCAGTAGAGTTTGAAATGTTAATCAACTACTACGACACTATCGGGTTATTCAACTTAGATAAAGAAGGTAAGTTTAAACCTGATATCTCTAAGTTAAAGAGCGTTGCAAAGACAGCAGCAATTAACGAACTTGATAAAGTTATTGCAGCTGAAGAACAACGTGGCGTAGGACGTAATACTTCTGTAGAGACTTCTCAAAAAACAGAAGGTTTGCTTTCTATGTTAGAAAACGCACTTAGTAAAAAATAAATACAATTCGTCTAATAATTAAAAACAAAAAACAATGGCTCAATTACTTCCATTACAACGGTATGAGGCTAAAGATTACAACGGGTTAGTGACTGATAATCACTTCTACTCATTGTATCAGCAAAAACCGCAGTTGATTAGTAACGTGATCAAAGAGATCTACAAAACTAATCTTCAAGGTAAATTACGTGAATTCGTTGATCGTTTCCCTGTTAAAGAGGTTGAACAAGAAAACGGATTCTACAACTGGATGTTGCAAGGTCAACACGACAAAAACTTGCCACTAGTTGACGCAGAAACTATCTCTGGTGCTTCTATTTCTGCTGGTACTTTCCCAGCAAACGTAGGTGCTAACGGCGAGCGTTTCTACCTTATCTTTGACGAACCACTTTTCGAAGAAACTAACGTTCTTCGTGGTGAAGTAGACGATTACCACCTTTTGGTAAAACGTGCTATGGATGCTGGTTCTCGTTACAAGTTTGAAGTTGAATTAGTAACTGACAACGCTAACAAAACTGTTCCTTCTGAGGAATTAGCAATTGGTACTCGTTGGTCTAAGTTCTACTCTCTTTCTCCTTCAACACTTTCTTACCAAGGTGCTAAGCCTTATTTCACTTCTCCTTGGAGAATGGAAAACCGCCCTTCTACACTTCGCATGGAGTATGAAGTAGCAGGTAACACAATTAACAAAGGTAAAAACGAACCACTTGAGTTTGGTTTTAACTACAAAGGTCAACAAGAATCTATCTGGATTAACTACCAAGACTTAGTAGCTCACCACCAAGCAGAAGAAATGTTCGCACGTATGTTGATGTACGGTAAGAAAAACTGGACTTCTGATCACAAGTACTTGAACAAAGACGATAAGACTAAATATGCTATCGAGTCTGGTGCTGGTTTCTTTGATCAAATCGCTCCTTCAAACGTACACTACTACAACACTTACGACCTTGATTGGCATTTAGAGTTGTTGTTGGATATGGGTGTTGGTAAACTTGAGCGCGGAAAACGTACAATCCACTTGTTAACAGGTGAATTCGGTGCGATCGAAATCTCTAAGCAAATCAATGCTAAATCTGGTAGCGGTAAATTTACAGTTATCTCTGACAAATTCTTGACTTCTAATACTAACCCAGGTAACCTTGGTGGCAAAAACACTAAAGGTCTCATGGAGCCACAGTGGAACGTTTATGAGTGGTACAACGGAGTTACTATCATGGTTGAAATCGTTGACTTCTTCGATGATGACGTATACTTCCCACAACGTCACCCAGATGGAAAAGGTATTGTTGAGTCTCACCGTATCTTAGCTCTTGACTATGGTGACAACGCTGGTATCTACCGCGTTAAACCAAAAGGAGTTCCAGATTACAACTGGGCATACATCCCTGGTATGCGTGATCCGTTCTCGCCTGCAGGTAAAGGTTCACCAAAAATGGTAGCTTCACGTGTAGATGGTTACGAAGTACACATCCAAAAATGGGGTGGTATGATGATCGAAGATCCAACTAAAGTAGTTGACCTACGTTTGGTTGTTGAAAGATAATCACCTAAACCTATCATAGAAAGGGGGGCTTCCTTGAGAGTTGAAAGCCTTGAGGACCCCCTCTTTTTTAAAGAGAGAATTAAATGAAAAATAAAGACAGCATAAACATGGAGACAGCAACAAAAGAAAAAATAGTATACGGCTCATTCTTACAGGATCGCATTGTATCAATTAAGCCAGTAGAATCTTCGGGCAAATGGAGTAACCTACTAGTACAAGGACAGGAAAAGTTAAAAGACCCGTTCATGTACAACAAAACAAAACGAAGCTACCAAGTTCCACTTAACAGTGAGACAAGAGGTGGTGGAGTTAAAGTAATTCTTGATGATATCACGCGTGTGAAGATTCAGAAATACATGGAGACATTTCCTCACGGAATGACTCAGAAAGAGTTCTTTGAAAAAGAATTAGGTGTGGATCTTAATCCAACTCTTCCAGTAGAGAAAAACTTCTGGAGAACGGATCGTAGAGGCCGAGTTATTCTTACTAAAGAAGGAACAACATTAAATCTAAACTTACCTTTAGATATGTTGAAGTATCTTATTCTTATTTCTAATAAGATGTTGGTATCACCTTCTTACGAGGAAAGAGTTAACAAAGCAACCTATGAGTTTATGATTGTTGATGAGAGCAAAGTTACTTCTAAGAAACTTGAAGAAGCAGATCTTAAAGCACAAGCTTATGTTAAGTATGCTGAAGTAACTAACAGTAAGGCTGCTACTATTGGCTTTATTAAATCTCTTGGACGTACAATTCCAGTTAGCGCTAACGAGACTTGGTTAAAGTCAGAAGTAGCGAAAATTGTAGAAAACGATCCAAGATATTTCTTAGAGATTGTGAACCATCCACAATATAATGAGCGTATCTTTGTACAAGAGGCTGTTGAAGCTGGTGCAATTATCCGCAAAGGCGAAAAACGTTACACTCTTGATAACGGTGCTGAGTTAGGCGATTTAACTGATGTAATCAATTATCTCCTTAACCCAGATAACCAAGAGGTAAAGCTTCGTATTAAAGCAAAAATTGAATTAACTAAACGTAAATAACCATGACGGCAAATGAAATGGCCAACGAATTAGAATTAAAGCTTGATCGTTCAGACAGCTTTGGTTCTCCTGGGTACGAGGATTTTGAATTATCTTCTGTGCTTTCTGAGGCTACTAATTTCTATGTCAAAAAGTTTTACGATGAAGTAAATAACCGAAAAG